GGCCTCCAATAGCGGGGGGATATTGACGGGGGTGGTGGGCGTGAGGTCGGAAAGGTCTTCCATTGAGGGCATGACGAGCTTGGTCAGTTCGTAGGAGCCAGCACGCGGCCATACCTCCACCTTCTTCTCCGCACTCTCTATCAGTGCTGCCTGCGGACGGTCAAGGGTGGCCATTGCACCGTATTCGTCCATCAGTTGCAGGTATTCGTCGGAGTCTTCCTTCAACAGGCTTTCACCCATCACCGCACGATGCCAGTCGGTGCAGCGCACACGGATAAGACGGATGAAGTTTGTGCCCAGTGCTATGCGGCCATTTTCAGGGACTGTGCCTGTGTCATCCACAATGATGTCAATGTCATCGCTGCCAGACGAGCCGCCGCCACTGAGCTGTTCGGCAGGAGCGTACAGACATATCCACCGTAGCGCATCGCCAATCTTGTCCTTGATGATATTGTTCATCAGGGTATTGTCATTATTGGTGACATCGGCAAGGTTGGCTATGTTCAAGGCTTCCTCGTCAAAGCACCAGCGGACACGCTCATAGATATGCTGTACTTGTATGCTCATGCTTCTAAGATGAAAAGAAAACTACTACTGTCATAGATTACTCGCTCTTTGCTTCGTAACGTCCGTCTGCCCAGGTCTCGATGGCTCCGCCTTCACCGATGGCGGCTGTGATGCCTGCCTGCACACCAGAGCTGATGGCATCCTCCAACTCAGTCGAGTCGATGTACTTCAAGTCTGCAGCCTGCTCTTTGGCCTGCTCCTTAAGGTTGTCTGCATATCTTTCCATGACTATCCCTCCTTTTTATTCAGTTCAAGATTCGGAAACTCGTAGCCCCTGCTCTTGGCAAAGTTCAATGCGGCCTCGGGGCGCTGATAGGGCTTCTCTAACTCGGTGGCTACCCACTCCAAGAGCTTCTCAGGAGAATCAACCTCTTCCACGGGGATAGGGTCTCTCTTCTGCTCCTGCGTTGGAGTCTCGCCGCCATTGTCAACACGGACTAACTGAACATAGCCGTTCTTAAACATGTCACTCTGCTCCAGCAAGTCCTGAGAATACTTGGAGCGTAGCATCAGCGTTGCAGGCTTGCCTGTCAGCGGGTCGCCGCCAGAGAAGTTGAATCGCTGTCCGTTACCTGTCTTGCCTCTAAGCACGAAACTACTGTTGCGGAGTGCCTGTGTAAGTTTGTATGTCTTAATCATAACGATATACTTTAAAATTTAATGATAAAGGGGGAAGAGCTACCCCTTCCCCCGATATGGTTTAGGCGGCAATGTCAACGCCGGTGTACTCTTCCCATGAGTCGCCATCGTAGATATAGACCTTGCCTGCCTCGTATGTCACGGCCTGAGCACCCTCGCCAACGGTCACGTCTGAGGTCAGCGCAATCTTCATGTTCTTGGAAGGTGTGGCAGGCAGCGTGTTGGAGCTGACAATCCAGTTGATGACACCCTCGGTCATCATGTTGAAGATGCCGCCCTCCGGGCCTACGATGATGCTGTTGTAGCCCTTCAGTGCCACAGCGTCGGTGTCATACTCCCAGTGGGTCTTGGCCAGACGAATGTCGCCAGCACCCTTCGACATGTCGTTGGTACGGCTGCGCTTCGACTCCTTGATGTAGTGAACCATGTTATCCATGTCGAGGATAAACATGTAGTCCTCCAATCCCATGAAGTCGAGAGTCTGATCCCAAATGAAGTTGATTTCACCGAAGGTGTCCTTGATGCGCTTGAAGGTGAGGTCGTACTCCGTCTTTACGTCCATCGTAATCTGACGGCCAGAGTCCTTCCAGTTGATGTTCTCCAGGCGCTCCACGGCGTTCTTGCCGCAGAAGGCGAAGGCACGGTTAGAGGTGGCAAAATCAGTGAACTGGAGTTTCAGCAGGGCGATAAGGTCGCTGGGCAGATAAGTGTTGCCGATAGCGTAGTGGTTGGGCACCTGCGGAACGACACCCTCCGAGTAGAACACGTCTTCCACAGAACCGTCATCGTTCATACGCTTACGCTTGGCCTTTACACTGAACCAATAACCACGCTCTACGCGCATGTCGTTCTTGATGCTTGCGTCCTCCAAGAGGTTAGCCACCTTGACGGGGTACTTCTTCTTGGCCTTCTCAAACTCTTCGGTGAAGGTGACGTTCCAGCCGTGCTTCTGCAGGTAGACCTCACGCTCACGGGGCTGGTAGTTGTCGGGAGTGACAAGCAGCTGACTCTCGCTCATGGCGTTCCACATACCTACGATGTAGGTGCCTGCTGGAATGGCAGGAACGGTCTGATAGTCGTACTCGTCGCCAGACTGGCCTACGGTTGCTGCGGGACCGTTGATAGAACATAGTGTCACGCCCGTATTGTCGCGCTCTATCACTTCGAGCACAAGGAATTGTCCGTCGTGCTCTGTCTGCGAACCGGGCTTATAGCCACCCATCGAGGGAATAACCAGCAGGTCGAACTTACGGAACACCAGCAGATTGCCAGAGAAGTTATTCTTCGTCAGCTTAATAGTAGCACCAGCAGCAATGTTGGTTGTTACCGTACCGTCCAGCGTCTCGCCACCCACACGGGCATGCTTGACAACGTAGTTTGTCACCGAAACCGTCTTGGCCACACGCGAGAGGATGCGGAGAAACGGAACCTTGTAAGGCCGGAGCTGGGTGATTTTCTCTTCACGCTCTTCATCCTCCAAACCACCCTCACGAATCTGGGTAGCACTGGCCTGCGTACCCGTCAAGTCCTGTCCTGCGGCATCACCGCCGGGGGTCTGTCGGGTGTTGGCATCGGGGTCTACGGGCTCATGGTCTGAGGCGGGGTCTGACTTCTGCATGTCGTCGGGGTTAGGGTTCTCAAGCGTGCCGGGGGCTGCCATTGCGCCACCGCCACTGACAACTGCGAGCACACAAAGCAGGATGCTCAGTATGCTCCAAAAGTTCTTTGATGTTTTCATTGCTTTCATTGTTTATATAAATATATGTATTAGCTAATCACGATATATAAATAATGTTTATGCGTTTCTGATTACGAAGTCTCTCAGGCTCTCCTTCTTTTGCTGCCTCGGAGCTGGCCTACTGCTGCCCTGCGAGAACGAAGGTGGAGGTGTCTGCCCGTCATCGAAGGTCTTTAGGCGGTTGGCATGCTTCTCGTTGCGGGCCTGCATGGCGGCTTCCTCGCGGGCGTTCTGCATGTCGGTGTCGTAGTTCATGGCGTGCATCATGGCTACCCAGGTGTCCTTCTCCACCTTGCCTTGGAAGGCAGGGGCGATGATGTTGTCCCAGAAGTGCTCCCACATGCGATCCATCTGTTCGTCACTCAGACCGAACTCAGACTGAACGGAGGCAAGGGCGTTGAGGCTTTCCTCGATGGCTGCATCCTCTGCCTTCTGAGCGGCCTCTCCGTCTATCTGCTTCTGCTGCCAGTTCTTGAATTTCTCGTCCACCTGTGCCATCACTTCGGGGTCATCAAGAGCGGCCTTGATGTCGATGCCGTTCTCCGTGAGCCATACCAGCGGGTTCTTGTCTGGGTGCTCCGCAAGATCTTGGAACATGGCTCCCAGCCACCTGTTGCTCTCCAACGACTTTGAGAGGGCAGCCCCCGACTTCTTCAGCTTGCGATAGTGGTCACGCTCATTGGCCATACGGTCATAGCGTGCCTCCTTGTCCTCAAAGTCCACATCGGGATTGTCCTCGCCGAACATGGCGGCGTAGCGGTCGCGGTTGGGACGGGGAGCGGGAGCAGCGGGAGCTGTAGCTTCACCTGCATTCCCGGATGGCTGTTGTTCTATTTTCTTTTCTACTTCTGCCATAATTGATAGATTTTGGCGCAAATATCCTGAATTTTTGCCCTGACCCTTCCGTGTCCTAACAGTCTCCTTGAAAATCGTAGTTAAACTTTGTTAATTGACGGCGGTATGTTAGGACACGGAAGATAAACCGCCCCGTTTTCCTACTTTTGCGCTCATAAAACAAGAGTGAATATGGCTAAGATATACACACTGTCACAAGCTACAGGACGCATTCACGACTCCGTGAAGAACAGACACCGCCGCATGTCTGACGGATTCACCGTGAGAAGGCGCAGGAGGAACGACTACGACCTCGTGCTACGCTGCCAGCAGGCTTGGAACAACCTTGAAGATGCCCGGCGTAACCGTGAACGGGTGAAGGAATACGTCTACGGCGACCAGTGGGGAGACATTATCCACTACCGTCACGGGCAGATTACGGAGCGGGAATACATCCAGAGGAAGGGCAATGTGCCCTTGCAGAACAATATCATGATCTCCATCCTCGGCTCCGTGATAGGTCTCTATACCAAGCAGGCAGGAGAGCCAAACTGCTTCGCCATGCGCAAGGATTCACAATGGCTTTCGGATATGATGTCGGCCACTATCCAGCAGAATTGGCAGAAGACGAAGATGATGGATGCGCTAAAGGCTGCAATGGAGGACTTCTGTATCGGGGGTATGGCCATCAGCCGTGAGACCTACGAGGAAAAGATGGGGCGCAGGGTAGCATGGACGGACTTCCCCAACGTGAACCATTGCTTCTGGGAGGCAGGCACAGACCCGCGCATGTCAGACCTCCGCATGATTGGCGTGCTGAACGATGCCACCGCAGGGGAGCTTTATTCTAAGTTCTGCAATAAGGAATACGGCTGGACGGTGGAGGAGATCAATGAGGTCTTTGGCATCAACGATGATAATTACCCATCGACTTATTCCGGCTATCAGCAGAACGACAAGGAAAGCCTCTCGACCCTCTCCTTCGACAAGGCGGCAAACAATGACCAATACCGGCTCATAGAGGTATGGACGCAGGAAAGCAAGACCCGCTACCAGTGCTATGACCCGCTGGCTACCAAGGCCGACGATATAGAATACCGCATCGAGGTGAAGGACATCTGGCGCATTCAGCAGATAAACCAAGAGCGCATCCGTCAGTATCAGGAGGTGGGAGTGCCCGAAGAGGAATGGGCACTGATAGAATACGAACTGATAGAGGATCTGTATTGGTACTACACCTATCTTGCTCCCGATGGAACGGTGCTTGCCGAAGGTGAGACTCCATACGAATCGAAGTCGCACCCATTCTCCATCAAGCTTTATCCCTACGTCAACTCGGAGATTCACCCCTTCATGGGCAATATCATCGACCAGCAGCGATATATCAACCGACTGATTATCATGCACGACATGGCGGCACGTTCGGCTGCAAAGGGTCTCATGATATTCCCCATTGGCAATATACCCGATGGCATGACAAAGGCAGATATAGCCGAAGAGATTACCGAATACGATGGCCTGTTGTTCTTTGAAGAGAGTAAAGTCAATCCGTCCATACGTCCCGAAATCATTTCTTCTGGAGCCGTGCAAATCGGTACGCAGGAACTCCTGCAGATGGAGCTTAACCTT